TGTTCACTCATCATGAATAGGCAATGATGGCGTTATGTCCTGGAGCTATATAACGTGATGTATCCCGAGTTACATCGTTAAATGTACTCTTGACAGAGTTATGTTGATCAGCCTATCTTTGGCTAGTGCGTCCTGACCCGCACGTTACTGTTGGCGTGGAGACCCAACCGTACTCTTCATCCCGTTCGTTTCGTAAAACGCTCTACTTCTGGAGGTCTTATGTCCAAGGAACCGAAATCTTTAGATTTCGAGACTCGCTATGAAGAAGCGAAGTTGTTCCGCATTATGTGTGGAAAGCCAATGCTGATGTTCGTAAAAAGTACTCGTTGTCTAACAGACCTTCCGGTGCTATATACGACACCAGTGCAGTCGTGTGGTTAAGAACGAAGGGCATCGGAATACCCGAACCCCGTAGTCTGTTTCGAGAGGAGTGGTTGTATAATACACAATTCTTGAACTACTGGAAGAAGGATGATGCTAAGTGGGACAGTGGAGCTTTTGCCATTGCTCTCCGGAAGGTGAGATCTTCCTACAGTCACTTACACGATTTAAAGATGGCTCATTATGATGATGTGCAGTATGACATTGTTAATGATCCTGAGAAAGCGAAAGCTAGCTCGGGTCTTCCTCATCTCATGAGGAAGAGAGATGCGATGGCCATGGATTTAGGTCACGCGCAGGCCATTGCGACGGGTAGGGTAGCTCCCCCCCCTGCTGTTGGTTACCACCGTTCGCAAGAAGGAAAAGTGAGGTTGGTTTGGGGTTATCCCTTGTCAGTTTTATTAGTAGAGGGACGATTCATGTTGCCGATCGAGCGTGCACTCCGCACGTCACGCGTTCCGTATGTTGCGGGTTTAACATCCTGCGGTATTAGTGGACGGCTTGCTAAGCTTTCTTATACGAATGTTCAGTACTGCCTCGACTGGTCGAAGTTTGACTCGCTCATGCCTAGGTGTGTTATTGGGGCCATGTTTTCAGTGGTTCAGTCGTGGTTTGCAGATGTTGACCAAAAATCTTGGGATTTAGTTGCAAGGTACTTCGCAACATGCCCTGTGTTGATGCCCAAAGGTGAAATCTTTGTCAAGCGGACACGTGGAATCCCGAGTGGTAGTTGGTTCACCCAGCTGATAGGGAGTATGTGTAATCAGTTCCTTGTTGAATATCTTAGTGTGCTTTCCGGAGACGGAATTGTAGACGGGGTATACCTCGGGGATGACTCAGTCATCGGTATGTCAAGGATGCCAGATGTCGAGAAATGGGCTGCTTTAGCTTTAGAGGTTGGAATGGTTATCCATCCTGATAAACAAATCGTGACACACGGTAGACCGCATTTCCTCGCTCATGAGTGGGGTGGCCTATTCCCAATTCGCGAAATGGAAAAAACCCTTTCCAGACTAGCTACCTCGGAAAGATCTAGGAAGTTCAAGTCGAAGGAGGAGTACTTCGATTGGACGATTGACAAGGCCCGTGCGTTACTTGTTGATAATCCTTCAGCCTTTAACTTACTCGCAGATTACATCGCTTGGAGGTTGAGGATCCCACTTCACTCTGCTATGATGAATATGTCGTGTGGTGCGATGGTGGTTGGGACTACGATGAGATGGGGCTGGAATCAAGGCGATACGAAGATCATGGTAGGTCGATCTCGTGAAGGCTTCCAAAGAAC